TCAGGAAACATGGCCTTGGAAGCCTTAAGTCAAGCTGATGACTTTACACAAGAGATTTTACTGTATACTTACCATCCAACCAAAAAGTATTACATTAAGAAACTTCCATGGGCGGGTGAGGGAATTAGTACCCTTTGGGAGTCTCAAGATCATTGGATGCAACTACTCGATCGAAGTGCTTCGCGACTTCTCTCTGGTCAAACACAGAAGCAAGCCTTTGCTACTTACATTAGATCTTTAACTCCACAGGATGCTGAAATCTTTAAAAAGATGGTGAAGAAGGATTTACGTGTTGGTCTTGCTGCTAAATCTATTAATGCGGTCTTTAATGAATTGATACCTGAATTTGGATTCATGAAGGCTAAAGCTTATGATGAAACACGTTTAGTAAAGGGTTCCTTTGTATCTCTCAAGATTGATTGCATTCGAGCTATGTTACGAGATAGGACTCTATATTCCAGTGGAGGTAATGTAATTACTGGGGTACAGCACATTGCAAAGCAATTTAGTCCTGAAGATGAGTTTGATGGAGAACTTACTATACCTGGTAAGATCTTTCAAGTAGCCTCTGGATTGCTGAGAAGTGGCAAAGATAATCCTACTGCTGTTTTTAATGTCTTTGACTCTCCAAGTTGGAAGGTCCCATTTAATGAGCGGTATAATGCTATGGAGCAAGCAGCAAAGCACTGGCCAAGTAATATAGTTTTATTGAAACATATTATAGCTAAAGGTCCCGAACACGTTAAACACCAATTTGCTGTGGCTCTTGACCACGGCTATGAAGGTCTAGTAGTGAAGAGTCCGAGCCATCTTTATCAGTTAAAACGATCCTGGGATTGGATGAAGATAAAGGCAGCAGACCCTGATGAAGTGACTATCATTGGATTTAACGAGGGTACTGGAAAATTTGAAGGAAATCTTGGTAGCGTAAAGTGTCGTAGAAAGAATGGAGTTATTGTAGATGTCGGTGGGTTTACCGATGAAATCCGGTATCATATTTGGAATAATAAAGAACTGTGGCTTAATGAAATCATCGAGATTTTATATCATGAAGAGACGCCTGATGGTTCTTTGAGGCATCCAAGATTCAACTATGCCAATGATGCCAAGATACATCGGCATCGCTGGGACAAGTCAGGCAGACCATTAAAGTCTTGGCCTAAGAGCGTTCGGATTCCTTGATATAAGCTCTTAAAATAGCTCCTAAAATTGATTTTAACAAGCTTCATTCGTCCTCTACTCAACTTTAAATTAAAAAGAGTATTAACTATAATCTAGAAAATTAAAGTTCGATATGGAGCGAATAAGGATCCGAATAGATTTTAACAAGTTACGGGAAGGGGCTAAAACTATGACTTATTATTTATGGTTAAATTCATTATTTGAAGTAACTCTTGAGTTAGATGGGCATTTAAATCGCTTTGATTCAAGAACTATACATCTATTTTATAATGTGGGAATAGGTCTTGAAGGACGGAGGAAAAAATGCAGTTTCAAGACTTAAAAGATGAGCTCAAAGAAAAGACTATTGAGGATGTAGTCACAACTAAATCTGGGTTTGGTTATCAGTTAAATACTGGGGACTACTTACAGACAATGCTTAGACCCAAGTTTAAACTGTATTATATGCGGCATCTTACAGAACTTAGTATCAATGAGTTTGCGTCAATAATCCCTCAGATAATTAGACCATATCAACGTGCAGCAATTAGATTTTGTTTAAATCATCCTGCGTCTTATCAGGCTCTTGACATGGGATTAGGTAAGACTGTTGTCTCCTTAATTTGGCTAGCGAACATCATGAAAAGAGACCCAAAGGTTAAAGGCACTTTAGTAATGGCACCTTTAAGAGCGGTGTATTCTACATGGCCAGAAGAGATTGATAAATGGAGACCTGATCTTAATTATACCCTTTTACATGGTCCAGATAAAGCGGCAAATCTTAGGCAACAACGAAATATATACATAATGAACTATGAGGGTTTGCCGTGGCTGTGGAATGAACTACGTGCTTACTATAAGAAGTATAAAAGGATGCCGTTTAATACTCTTATTATAGATGAAGGGTCTATGGTTAAGAGTACCAAGACTAAGCGATTTAAGATCCTGAAAATTATAGTAAAGAATATGACATCCTGGAGGACTATACTAAGTGGTACACCCGCTCCTAATTCTCTCCTGGATCTATGGCCTCAATATTATCTACTAGATGGAGGTAAACGTTTAGGTGATACAATCACAGGGTATAAATCTCGGCATTTTATGCAAGTAGATCGTATGGGTTTTGTTTGGAAGTTGAGACCTTTTCAGGAGATTCCTATTTATAATGCTGTAGCTGATATTACATATAGACTGGATGCCAAAGATCATATTGATGTACCTGAACGTATTAACAATATTATTAAAGTTAAATTAAATGATGATCTTATGGTGAAGTATAAGCAGTTAGAGAAGGATTTCTTTACACAGCTTGAAGATGACAGGATTGAGGCTATTAATGCTATGTCTCGATCTATGAAACTTCGTCAGTTTATTCAAGGAGCTATGTATGACGATGAAGATGCTGATAAGCCTTCTGACCAAAGAAGAGTTATTTATATTCATGACCAGAAACTTAAAGCCCTTGAGGAGCTTGTAGAGAGTGCTGCAGGACAAGGCATTTTATGTGCAGTTCAATTTAGATTTGAATTACGTATGATTAAGAAAAAGTTTCCTAAGGCACCGATTGTGGCTGGCGGTACTAAACCAGCTGATGCTACACGATATTTCCAAGAATGGAATGAAGGAAAGATACCTTTGTTAATATGTCATCCTGCTAGTTTAGCTCACAGTGTTAATTTACAACGAGGTTCTCACATAATCCTTTTCTATGGGTTGCCGTGGAGCCTTGAGCAGTATCAGCAACTAATTGCACGACTTGATCGTAGTGGACAACGCACTAATGTTATAGTTCACCACTTAATTATAAAGGGCTCTATTGACGAGCGAGTCTTTCAGGCACTATCACTGAAAATCAAAGGTCAAGCTGATTTTCTAGATTTTTTAAAGAGTAATAATGGAGGTTGAAATGGCTTTCTGTTCTAAAATTGGATGTAAACAGTTAGCCACCTTTAAGCATGTTTATGTTTTAAAAGGTGACATTAGACTTACTGCAGATAGCTGCAATGAACACAAAAAAGACATAGAAAAAGAGTTAGAAAAAGACGGACAACAATTTGAAAAGGAGATGAAAGAATGAACTTAGAAGACATGTTGTTAAAAGCCCCATGTCCATTTTGTGGATATTCAGGCAGTGGATTTTATAAGGAACGGACACATGCTTCGGCGTGTCCTTATTATAGTGTTAGTGGATACAATGAGCGTAAAGAGATGCTTGTACCTTTCCTGGTTGATATTGTTAAACAGTACATGGAAAGCATAGCTGAAGAAGAAAGAGTTTACAAGGAAGGGAAAATCACAGGCAAGTTTTTTGTATTGTATGATGGACGGGCTAAGACAGGAGGCTATGATGCCGCTGCTGTGTATGTTACTGCATCTTCTTTAGCAGAAGCTGTAGAAGATGGACAGGATGAGGCTTGGCAAGATGGTATCTGGTATGAGTGGGATCAATGGGATGAAGATGGTGTAATTACTTTAATTAACCCTGTTGCAAGATGGGATTTACCACCAGCAAATAAACGAGGAGACTAATGGCTAAAAAGAAAAAGAACATGACGGTAAGAGCGGAGTTAACTTACGGGCAACTTATCTTGTGTCCTAACATGAAGAATATTAGAGAGTCAAGACTGTGTAATGGTGCAATATATAGATTGCTTCATATGACTTTTGTTAGGATTCTAAACCCTAAACTTCCACCTGATGTACCTCCTAAAAGAGAGATATATGTGTTAAAGTATGACACTAGTCCACAACAGCATGTCTATGAATCTAAGGATGAATTGTGTGCGCAAATGGTAAAAGCAATTAGAGAACATCCTGAGTTTAATAAAGGCTTAGAGGTTCTTCTTTAGGAGTTCTTATGTATTCAGAGAAATGGGATAAAAGGTATCTTAAGCTTGCGAAGACTGTATCAGATTGGTCTAAGGATCCACGTAAGAAATGTGGTGCTGTAATTGTGGATGATGGAAAAATCAAAGGTATAGGCTATAATGGCTTTCCAAGAGGTGTTAAAGACTCAAATGTACGACTCTTAGACAAGCCTCTCAAGCTTCAGATTATTGTACATGCCGAAGTAAATGCTATTGTTGCTTCAGAAGGAAAGGGAGACTGTGTCTATGTATATCCTCAACTTCCTTGTGGACAATGTATGGGCCTAATTATCCAAGCGGGAATAAAAAGAGTAGTTACTCTACCACTAAGTCCTGACACACTTTGGGATCAAGACTTAGTGGTAGAAATGGCTAAGGAAGCTGGCATAGAAGTTGTTACTTATAGTGTCAAATATTATACTAGAGTAACCATTAATAGTCGTCGGCCGCTTTAGCTAAGGCTTCCCGCTTTTTACGCTTTTTATTTATCTGGCCAAAATCTGATTTTTTCTTTACAGGATCAGTACTGTAGGCGTCCCGTACCTGTTGAACATTGCTAGGTGCAGCTGGAGCTATACCAGGCACTTTGGGTTGTACTTTCTTTGTCTTTTTAAACCACTCTTTTACACTGTTTATAATAGGCATTATTTTTGACTCCTGTTTTTTGATTTACCAATTATTGCCAAATTACTTCGCCGGGTATTACCGGGATTATGATCCCTGTGATGAACGTCTTTTCCATCCCCTTTCTTGACTAAACCTTGACGAGCTAAAAGTCGTCTAGATTTATTTCTTTTAGCTCGTCGTTTAATCTGTTCAGGTTTTCCGTGATATAAAGCATATTCTCTTTTATAATTACGCGGCTTCGGCATGCCCGGCCCTCCTAACCTTCTCTGCATTTTTAAAAGACCTTGTACTTTCTATATCTCCGTCAGCCCATTTTACAAAGTCTCGATGATATTTGCTGTCTAAGATCTCGAGAGATGCGGCTAAATAATCTCGTTCATATAATGCTAACCACATCCTTTTGAAACCCAAGAGTTTAGACAACCCCATGTTATAACCCATATCCAGAAGAACTTCCTGTACGACTTCAGGCAGTTCAGTAAAAATAGCGTAGGTCTGTATAAGACCGTTATAACAAGTCATAAGACCAACCCAAGCAAGAGCCTCTGCCTCGGCTTCACTCATGCCTTTATCTAGATTAAAGCCATAGCCTATAGAGTTAGCTCCTGCCGGGCATTTATACATATTTTTTCTATAGCCCTCAAGTAGCTTTATATTCTCTAAGGCTCTATTAACAATGTTATTGTTCATTCAGTCTCCTTAAACGTCCGGTAAATCCTCTGGTCGATTAGCATCAAATTTTGCTTTTTCTTCCAAAAAGAGTTGATCAATTTCAGCATCAGTTTTTCCGGCTAATTTCATACCGGTAAAACATATTTGCATAGCGAGTTTAACACCTTCTACTATTAATGCGCCTGTTACAGGGTCCATAATTTATCTCCTATAGCATACTTAAAAGGGTTTCAAGGTTAGAGATTATAGTCATTTCCAATTCTTTTTCAGGAATTATCCCAGTACCAGCATAGCCTGTGTAAATACTAATCATGGGATAAACTCTGGTTAAAATGTCTTTCTTTTCCCTAAGTACTTCCTTTTGAGCCTCTGTTAAATCGGTACGTATTGCTTGCATTTTATAATCCTCATATTGAGAATTGTAAACACTAAGCATCCATATCGATTTTTCTTTAGGACTCATCTCCGTCAATGACTTGACGTTCTGATTGCACGACGTTGTCAACAGCATCAATGATATCAACAACATCAGAAGGTGGAACCGCTTTTCTCCTCGTAGCATTTTCTGTACCTCCAAAGTAAAAGTTAATAAGAGTTGAAATTAGTGTACCTAAAACAAAACCAATAATAAACTCAGCAAACTTTGAGATTTTATCAGGTGGTGAAAAAGTAACTTGCCATAGGTACATACCTACCCAGACTGATACCATAAGAGTGTATATGGCACGAAAAACAACTCTAAAAGTATCTCTGTCAATATTAAGTTTTCCCACTATTTTTTATCCTCGTACTTAGGAATATTCCATTTAGACTGATTGTTGTATTTTTGCTCCGTACGAATTTCATTCATTTCTTGCGTAATTTGTATATGTTGTTTTCGGAAGACATCTAGCTGTCTTTCTACTTCGATCATTCTAGTACCAATGGTTTTAAATTCTGCTTGTAATGCCGTCATTTGTAGTTCTACACGATGATTTGAATCAAGAACTCTAGTCATAGTAGTCCAGTTTATTCCAGTTACTATACCTATTGCAGTTATTACTATAGTGAGACCTGAAATAAAATGTACATAAGGGACTTTAGCTTTAATGCTATCCCACATTATTTTTCCATCACCTCGTATCTCAGTTTTGAACGTAGTTATAGAGGTTCTCATATCAGCTTTAATTTCAATAAGTTCACTTTTTAAATGATCAAGCTTAGCTGTATGTTCTCTATGAGAAACGCATTCTACACACCTACGTCTTCGTTCTTCTCCTTTATAGGGTTCAGGCATTGAGTTCCTTATTTAGTTATGTCTTGTTTAATGGTGAACTTCTTAACAAATTGAGTTTCAATAATACCACTTGCATCAGTTACTTCTAGATCATAATAATATTCTCCAGGAGTTATATCCATCTGTTCTGCGGTAGGTTCAAACTGAAATTC